ATCTTGTCAGCAGAAATTCTTGCTGAAATTAACCGTGAAGTTGTTCGTACAATTAACTACACAGCTACAGCAGGTGCACAAGACAACACAGCAGCAGCTGGTACATTCAACCTAGACGTTGACTCATATGGCCGTTGGTCAGTAGAGCGCTTCAAAGGTATGATTTTCCAAATCGAGCGTGAAGCGAACCAAATCGCAAAAGACACTCGTAGAGGGAAAGGTAACATCCTGATCTGTTCATCTGACGTTGCATCAGCACTTCAAATGGCAGGTGTATTGGATTACACACCAGCTCTTTCAACTAACCTAAACGTTGATGACACAGGTAACACATTTGCAGGTGTATTGAACGGTCGTATTCGCGTATACATCGATCCATACTTCAACAGTGCATCTGGTAACCAGTACATGACTGTAGGTTATAAAGGTTCTAGCGCATTTGACGCTGGCTTGTTCTACTGCCCATACGTACCACTACAGATGGTTCGTGCAGTTGGTGAGAACACATTCCAGCCAAAAATTGGCTTCAAGACTCGCTACGGCATGGTCGCGAATCCATTTGCTAAAGGTGGAGACGCTGGTAACGGTTCTATCGCATTCGCTGATAAGAACGTTTACTACAGACTGGTTAACGTATCTAACCTTATGTAATAATAAAAAGAGAAGGGTTAACCTTCCGTTTAAGGGCTCCTCACGGGGCCCTTTTTTTATGCCTAAATATAGATAAACAATTAGGATATTACTATGAGTGCTATCAATACACAGCCAGATAATAAAAATATGTTATCACCTACTGGTTTTCGATTTGTATTAAATCGAACACCTAATGTTAACTATTTTACATATAGTGTGCCTATTCCTACTCTGAGCCTTGGAGAGATCGACACTGAGAACCCTAACGTTAGACTTCCATTTCCAGGTGATAAGTTACGCTTTGAACCTCTATCAATTCGCTTTAGAGTAGATGAAGACTTGCAAAACTATCTTGAAATACATAACTGGCTTTTAAGCTTAGGTTATCCAGAAGATATTTTGAATCAATCAGGATATGCTAGAGGTGCATACAATACAAGTGGCGCTGTATACTCTGATGGTAGTTTATTAGTGTTGACAAGTAATATGAATGTTAATCTTCGTATTAACTTTAAAAACTTATTCCCTATCTCTCTTACAGAATTAAACTTTGATGCATCTTTAACAGATATTGAATACCTTGAAGCTACTGCTACGTTTAGATACTCTACATATGAGATAGAAAGAGTTACATAAAACAGTTGCACTGACTGGTGTTTACTATTATAATGAACGTGTAGTGTTTTTAAGACTGGATAATATATAATGAATATTGAAGATATTATGGATATGTGGACTCAAGATGCAAAGATTGATGATGTTGATCTAGATCGTGAGAGTCTTAGCGTACCCAACTTGCATGCAAAGTATTTAAAAATTCTGTATCAGCAAAAGCTTAAGCTTCGCAAACTAAATATCCAGAAAAAAACGTTAGTGAAGGTACTCGGTGAGTACTATAAGGGTGATTTAAACAACCCAGAGGATCTTAAGGAGATCCAGAGAGAACCATGGTCTCGCACCATTCTCAAACAAGATATAAATAGTTATGTAGATAGTGATGATGAAATGATTAAGCTCCTCACAAAGATTGCTTACCAAGAGGAGGTGGTGTTGTTATTGGAAGATATAATGAAAAATATAAACAATAGGACCTTCCATATAAAAAATGCAATCGAGTGGAGAAAGCTTACCAACTTCGGTATATAGAGAATTGATTACATTATCCAAGGTGAATGAGACATACTTAAGAGTTGATGGCTCTGGAGGCGTACGACGTGAATTGAATGAGTTCTTTTCTTTCTATGCTCCAGGTTATAAATTTATGCCCGCTTATCGTAATAAGTTTTGGGATGGAAAGATTCGTCTGTTTGACGGAAACAAAAACACTATTTACCTTGGATTACTACCTTACGTGAAAGCGTTCTGTAAAGATAGAGATTATGATTTAGAGTTTGATGATACTCTAGAACTATCTAATGAATGCTCTCTATCAGAAGTAGAAGAGTTTGCATCTACTTTAAACTTACCATTCGAACCTAGAGACTATCAAACTGAAGCAGTTGCTCATTGTATTCGTGAGAACAGAGCAATGATTTTATCTCCTACAGCTTCTGGTAAGTCTCTTATTATATATTTACTTACACAATTTTATCAAGAACATAAAACATTAATTATTGTACCTACTGTGTCTCTTGTTACACAGATGTACGGTGATTTTAAAGATTATGGTTATAAAGGTGATTGCAAGTTAATTACAGCTGGTGTAGATAAACATAATATTGACGAACGTATTACAGTTACTACGTGGCAATCAATTTACAAAATGCCCAAAGCTTGGTTTGATCAGTTTGATGTAGTTATTGGAGATGAAGCACACTTATTTAAAGCTAAATCTCTTACATCTATTATGACTAAATTAACTGATTGTAAATATAGATTTGGGTTTACTGGTACATTAGATGGTACAGAAACACATAAGTTAGTATTAGAAGGTTTATTTGGTGCTGTTAAAAACTTTGTTAAGACGAAAGACTTAATTGAACAGGGTACGGTTGCAGATTTAAAAATAAAAATTTTAGTCTTGAAATATGCTGAAGAAACAGCTAAAATAAATAAAGATAATAAGTTTCAAGATGAGATGGACTTTATTGTTCGAAACGATAAACGTAATAAGTTTATAACTAATTTGGCTAAATCATTAAACGGTAACACTCTTATATTATTTCAATATGTAGAAAAGCACGGTAAAGAGCTATATGCTCAGATTGAACAATCCCTAAATAATAAGAGAAAAGTATTTTTTGTCTTTGGTGGCGTTGATGCTGAAACAAGAGAAAGCGTTAGACAAATCGCAGAACGTGAAAACGATGCAGTCATTATTGCATCTTATGGAACGTTTAGTACCGGAGTCAATATCAAAAATTTACATAATGTTATATTTGCCTCCCCGTCAAAATCTCGTATACGCAATTTACAGTCAATTGGACGAGGACTTAGAAAAAGTGATACGAAAGAATCAATGACATTATATGATATTGCTGATGATTTGCAATATAAAAAGAAAGTTAATTATACTCTTAGACATTTATATGAAAGAGTAAAAATATACAACGAAGAGCAATTCCAATATAAAATTTATAAAATTAAACTGGAGTAAAAATGCTAACAGGTATCAGAGTAATAAAATTAACATCAGGTGATACCATCGTTGCTAAGCTTACAAAATTAACAGAGCAAGGACCGTATGTTCAGATAGACGATCCTGTACAATTTACTATGATGTATAGAGGTGGAAGTGAAGGATCACTAGTAGCACAACAATGGTTGGAAACTGATGAAACAAGTTTTTCAATTCATAAAATGCAAATTGTTGCTGAAGCTGAACCTAATGATATGTTAAAAGATTATTATTTTTCAAGCTTAGAAGAAATTAATCAAGATCCAGAAGAAGACATTTTGCTTAATTTTGATGGAATCTTACATTAACTGTTGCACTTACTAATAATTTATACTATAATATAATTGTTTATTCTAACAAGGTTATACTATGGCTAGACGTAAAAAAAATGAATATGTAAATAATAAAGATTTTTTAGCCGCACTTATTAAGTATCGTGATGAAGTAAGAGCAGCTGAAGCAGAAGGTAAACCTCGCCCGAGAGTACCTAATTATGTAGGTGAATGCATCATGAAAATTGCTACTCATCTTGCACGTAAGCCTAATTTTATTAATTACACATTTAAAGACGATATGATTTCAGACGGTATTGAAAACTGTTTGCAATATATTGATAATTTTAATCCTGATAAATCAAATAATCCTTTTGCTTATTTTACTCAAATTATTTGGTTCGCTTTTCTGCGTCGTATTCAAAAAGAAAAAAAGCTATTGTATGTCAAGTATAAAATGACAGAAAATGTAAATATGATGAGTATGACATCAGATCGCCAAGGACATGATATTGGTGGTAATTTTGATGATAGTATTAAAATGAGCGAATGGTCGTCAGATTATATGAGTAACTTTATTAAAGATTTTGAAGAAACAAAACGACGTAAAGTTAAAAAACGTGATGAGAAAAAACTAAATGAAGATAGCGCTAGTAACTGATACGCACTTTGGTGCACGTAATGATAATGTAGCGTTTGCAGACTATTTCGGAAAATTTTATACAGATATTTTCTTCCCATATCTAAAAGAGAATAATATTGATACTATTATTCATCTTGGTGATATTGTAGATAGACGCAAATATATTAATTACCAAACTCAAGCTCATATGCAAAAAGTTTTCATTGATCCTATCATTGAGAACGATTATAATATGCATGTAATAATTGGTAATCATGATACGTATTATAAAAATACTAATGAGATTAACTCTATGCAACAGCTGTATGGAAGTATTGGTTATGATAAAATTAAATGGTATGATAATAGTCCTGCTGTATTAAATTTTGATGGATGCGATATAATGCTATTACCATGGTTGTGTAGCAGTAATATTGAACCGTTTATGAAAGAAGTAGATAAAACTACTGCTCAAGTATTATTTGGACATCTTGAGCTAAAAGGTTTTGAGATGTATAGAGGTGCAATTAATGATCACGGTTTTGACAGTTCTCTTTTCAATAAGTTTGATATTGTATGTTCTGGACATTTTCACCATAAAAGTACAGTCGGTAACATTAACTATCTCGGATCTCCTTACGAGATTACTTGGTCGGACTTTGATGATCCTCGCGGTTTTCATATTTTTGATACTGATAGTAGGACAATAGAGTTTGTTAAAAACCCTTATACTATGTTTAATAAAATATTCTATGATGATGAAAATCAAACTATGGAATATGTTGTTAATCAAAACTATGAACGCTTAGCAGGTAGTTATGTTAAGGTAGTTATTAAGAATAAAACTAACCCATACTGGTTTGATATGTTTATGGAGAGACTAGAAAAAGTAAATCCTATTCATATTCAAGTAGTAGAAGATCATTTGAATCTCGATTTAGAATCAGATGATGATATCGTAAGTGAAGCAGAAGATACAATGACTATTCTGCACAAATATATTGATAATCTAGAAGTAAATGTAAATAAAACACAACTAGAGACAACAATAAAAGATTTATATTCTGAAGCATTATCGGTGAGTTAATGATCTATTTTAAATATCTACGTTGGAAGAATTTCCTTTCAACTGGAAATGTGTTTACTGAATTAAAGTTAGATAAAGCTAAATCTACTCTTGTAGTAGGTGAGAATGGTGCTGGAAAAAGTACTATGCTCGATGCTTTGTCTTTTGCTTTATATGGTAAGCCGTTTCGTAAAATTAATAAACCTCAGCTCATGAACACTATAAACCAAAAAGGTTTAGAAGTACAAGTTGAGTTTAAAATTGGTAAAAAAGAATATATGATTGTTCGAGGTGTCAAACCTAATAAGTTTGAGATCTACGAAAACGATAAAATTATTAATCAAGATGCAGCTGCTAGAGATTATCAAGAAGTATTAGAAAAGAATATTCTAAAGCTTAATCATAAATCGTTTAGTCAGATTGTTGTACTAGGTAGTAGTACGTTTGTTCCTTTTATGCAACTACCTTCTATGCATCGTAGAGAAGTTATTGAGGACTTGCTCGATATTCAAATCTTCTCTACGATGAACACTCTTCTTAAAGAGAAGGTAAATACAAACAAGTCTGAAATTTTAGATAACGATTATAATATTAATCTTGCTGAAGAAAAAATTAAAATGCAGAATCAGTATATCGCTGACTTAAAGCAGAATACTGAAAAGCGTGTTAATGAAGCTAAAGTAAAAATTGCTAAAGCAGAAAAAGAAAAGCAAGACTATAATACTCTTATCGAAGATTTACAAACAGAAGTAAACGAATTACAAGAGAGTGTTTCTGATTTTGAATCTCTTACTAAAAAGAAAACTAAAGTAGAGCAGTTAGAATATAAGCTTCAAGAGAAGATTAAAAAGCTTGAGCATGATATTGAGTTCTATCAAGATCATGATAACTGCCCTGTGTGTAAACAAGATATTGAAGAAGATTTTAAAGATCAAACTATTGAAGAGAAAGAAGCTTCTTTAAAAGAAACTACTAGCGGTTTTAATCAGTTAAAAGAAGAATGGCAATCTATTAATACTCGCATTCAAGAGATTATTACTATTCAAGCTGATATCTCTTCCAAACAATCTGATATTAGCAATAACAATTCTCATATTAATGCGTTAAATAAAATTATTGATAGTATTAATGAAGATATTTCTAAAATTGATAATACTGATAAATCAGATGAAAGTGATAAAAAGAAATTAGAGACATTACAGAAAGCACTAGTTAAACTTCAATCTTATAAAGAAGAGTTAATTAATGAGCGTTCTGTTTTAGATATTGCATCGATGATTCTTAAAGACTCAGGTATTAAGACTCGTATTATTAAACAATATATTCCTGTAATGAACAAGCTTATTAATAAGTATCTCGCTGCAATGGACTTCTTTGTTGATTTTCAACTTGACGAAAACTTTAACGAAACTATTAAAAGTCGTTTCCGCGATGTATTCTCTTATGCTTCATTCTCTGAAGGTGAGAAGATGCGTATCGACTTAGCGTTATTGTTTACTTGGAGAGCTGTATCTAAACTTCGCAATTCAGTAAGTACTAATCTTCTTATTATGGATGAAGTGTTTGACTCATCTCTTGATAATACTGGTACAGAAGAGTTTTTAAAGATCCTAAATGACTTGACTTCTGATACAAATGTGTTTATAATAAGTCATAAAGGTGATCAACTGTATGATAAGTTCCACAGTGTGATTCGTTTTGAGAAACATAAAAACTTTAGTAGGATTGCTGCATGATTTTGGATTTAGTGAAACAGGATGATCCTATCCTGAAGCAGAAATGTGAACCGTTTGATTTTGATAACCCGCAAGTTGATCCTGAAAAGCTTGCTCGTGATCTAAAAGAATCAATGATTCATCATAAAGGTATTGGTCTATCTGCTTGTCAGGTAGGATTACCTTATAGAGTATTTGTTGTCGGTGATCCAAACGATCCAGACAATATCAAAGTATTTTTTAATCCTCGTATTGTTGATACATCAGGTGAAAACGTATTAATTGAGGAAGGATGTTTATCCTTCCCAGGTTTGTTTATGAAGGTAAAGCGACCAGTTAATTGTCGTATACGTTTTGCTGACCCTAGAGGTGTTATTGATACTCAAGTTTATGACGATATTCCTGCTAGAGCTATTCTACATGAGTATGATCATATGGACGGTATTCTGTTCCATCGCCGTGCTAATCCTTATCATAGAGAGCAAGCAAAAAAACAGAAGAAAAAGTTAGATAAGCTACGTGCTGCTAACAAAAAGAAGCTAAGTAAAGTATAATCAGTAGTGCCCTTCCACTGCTTAACCAAAACTAGGAGTTCTAAATGTCCCCTAAAGAATACGCTTATTCTGAAATCTTTTACTCTATGCAGGGTGAAGGAAAATATACAGGTGAACCAACAGCATGGCTAAGGTTCTTTCTCTGTAACTTACAGTGTGATGGTTTTGGACAAAAAGATCCAACCGACCCATCTACTTACAAACTTCCATATCAAGATGTAAATGTAGAAGACTACGATAAGATCGAAAAGCTTCCTGTGTTCGCATATGGATGTGATTCATCATATTCGTGGTCTAAAAAGTTTAGACATCTGCAAAATAAAGCAACATCAGATGTAATTGCTGAACGTATTTTAGACTCACTTCCTAACCGTACATTTGATAATAATATTCATATGTGCTTTACAGGTGGTGAGCCTTTGATGCGTCATGCTCAGTTAGCTGTAGTTGAAATTATGAAGTACTATGCGGATAAAGAAATTATCCCATCTATTACTTTCGAAACTAACGGTACTCAAAAACTTACAGAAGAGTTTTACGATTACTGGGAGCTTAAACAAAAACTTTCTGGTACTGAGCTGTTCTTTTCAGTAAGTCCAAAACTATGGTCTGTTGCAGGTGAGAAACGAACTAAAGCAATTAAACCAGAAATAGTAGCGCAGTACCGCCGTCTATCTCCTAACGGTCAGCTTAAATTTGTA